TTGGCGATATTGCAAAAGCATTAGTTGCCGGAGCTGATTGTGTTATGTCTGGTTCTTTTTTTGCACCGTGTGCAGATTCGCCTGCTAAAGTCGTACGTGGTGCAAAAGAATATTACGGCAGTACCTCATATAAACAAAATGGAGATAGATTACATTTTGTTGAAGGTAAACAAGTTGACTTAGAACTTGCTCCAGAATATGAAGTACGATTACAGGAAATACAACAGGCACTTAGAAGCTCTATTTCTTACGCAGGAGGTAAGGATTTAACTTGCTTTAAAGACACAAAGTTCATACAATTAAAATAATATGTGCGGAATTTTTGGATCAACGGATATTAAAACTTTTAGAGAGTTATATACAAAAAATACCGAAAGGGGTAATTTTGTACGCAGTATAACAAAGGTGTTTCCTGGAGGGATGAAAAATAACATTCAGGTAGCAACAAAACACGAACAAGATTTCGATAAGCCTATACAAGAAAATCCTTTTTGTATATATTATCTAGGACATGTACAATCTCCTACATCAGAAATTAGAACATTCAATATTGATACTTCTCACCCATTTACATATAAAGATACATATTTAGCACATAACGGAGTATTACAAAACTTTAATGAATTAAAAGAAAAATATGAACTTAAAAGTAAAACAAATAAAGTCGATAGTAGTGTGATATTACCATTGATATATATATCTGGTATTAAAAATGCACTATCAGAGCTTGAAGGAACATTCGGATGCTGGATGTATGAACCAAACATGGGTAGATTACGTATTTTTAGGTCTGGATCTACATTATTTTCAGATGATAAGTCATTTAGTTCAGCACAAATACCTGGCTGGAAAGTAGCGGAAGAAGGAACAATATATGAATTTAATTTTACTAAAAATGAATTTTTCGAAAAAGAAAAATTTAAACTAAATTCACCTTTTTTTATATGAAAACTTTAATAGCGGTTGCAACTCAGAGTAATAAATCTAGCTTTAAAGCTACTAGATTATCTAGAAGCCTCACCTTACACGCAAATAATACTGTAACCACATTTGATCTAGAACCCACATATAGCAACACTAACGGTTTATGTGCTGTTTATAATAAGTATCTTACATCACAAAACCTTAAGAAATATGACTGTATTTTATTTATACATGATGATGTGTTTATTGATAGTATAAACTTCTTAACAGAAATTCGTAATTTGTTTAAGCAAGGATTTGATGTAGTCGGTCTAGCAGGAGGCAGTAAATTACAGGTTACAAGACCTTGCTTATGGCATTTTTTATGTAAAAAAGAAACTCTATCTGGAGTAGTATCACATTATCAAAATAATACTGACTATTCGACAACTATATTTGGACTTACACCAAAAGAAGTAATATTATTAGATGGTCTATTCTTAGCTGTCCGAACTAAATCAATCGCAAAGAAAAAAATAAAATTTGATACTAATATGAAGGGATTTCATCATTATGATTTAAAATTTTGTTTAGACTGTCATTTAGCTGGGTTGCGCTTAATTACTGCCCCTATTCACGTTATTCACGAATCTCCGGGATTACTCAACCACACAGAGGAGTATAGCAAATCAGAAGATTACTTCTATAATACTCTCGTTAAACATGCTGACAAACGAAAGTAATTACTTAGACATCGATTTAGAATATTTAGAAAAGGTAGTTTTCAAGAACTGTCTTGAAGACGAAGCTTATTTAAATTCTATTATTGATAATCTTAATTATAAATTTTTTAAAAATAAAGACTTTCAGCAAATAGTTAAAATCATACAAGCTCTTTACCGACAAAATAATAGACGGCCAACACATACAGAGTTAGAAATATATTTAAATACACCTCAGCTTAAACAACATTATGAATCGAGTAAAAAAATTACTGATACTTTAGAAATAGATTTATCAAACGATGTTTTATACTCTTATACAGAGAAGTTTTTACAAGAGCAAGCTGTATTTAATACCTTTTTAGAAATTGTTGATAATAAAGAAAGAAACGTAAAAACTATTCATGATAAATTTACAAAAGCATGTAATATTTCTCTCACTACAAATATAGGTCATAATTATTTTAAAGATATTGAGCAACATGTTATTGATTTAACAACACGTGAGGAAAAGATCAAAACCGGATGGGATTGGTTAGATGCTAGATTAGGAGGAGGATTTTTAGAGCTAGGGCGTAGTATGTATATTTTTGCTGGCCCGACTAATGTAGGTAAATCTATATTTTTAAGTAACATAGCAAGTAACGCCGCGGCAGCAGATAAAAATGTTTTAGTAGTTTCTCTTGAAATGTCTGAAATGATTTATTGTAAGAGAATTACATCAAAACTTACAGGTCTTCCAATAAATCATTTAGATGAACATATAGAAACATTAAAAGAGAAAGTAGGGAGATTTAAAATGACACATCCTAGAGCAAATATAATAATTAAAGAATTTGCTCCTGGCTCTATTACACCTCCGCAACTTGAAGGGTTTATTAAAAAATTAATTAATAACAAATTTAAACCTGACATTATAGTACTAGATTATTTAAATCTGTTAGCAAGTACATATGGCAATAATTCATATGAACGCGTTAAAAGTATTTCTGAACAAGTAAGAGCAATGTCATATACCTTTGAATGTCCCATCATATCCGCGACACAAGTAAATAGAACAGGATATGGTAATGCTCCTGGATTAGAATCTATTGGAGAAAGTTATGGATTAGGAGCAACGGCGGATGTTATTGTAAGTATTTGGAGGACAGAAGAAGATGAAGAAGATAATGCGCTACATATGGGCATTATTAAAAATAGATTTGGTTCTAATACAGGTAGTACTCGAATCTCTATAGATTACAATACTCTTACTCTTATGGAGAGCAATGATTTAAACATTAATGAAGATGTTAATACCGCGGAAAATGACGCTGTACAATTCGGAAGAGTAATGTAAATATATACAATGTCTAATAAAGAAATAATTTTCACAGATTTAGATCTTGATGGTTGCTGTAGTTATTTAATTTATACCTGGTTTAAGCAAACCAAGCCAAAAGCTGTAACATTAAAGGTTTCTAATATACGTGAAAAAATACTTGGTTGGCTGAATTATAACAAAATCGAAGATTATAAAAAAGTATATTTCTTTGATTTAGATACTACAGAGATTAAAGATTTAATAGATAAGAAAAATGTAGTAATTTTTGATCATCATAAATCTCATGAAAATAATTATTCATATGCAAAGACATTTATTAATACAGATCAAACTTCATGTAGTAAGCATCTTTATCAAATGCTTAATAAAGCTTATCCGAATATAAATCTAACAAATGAACAAAAAAAGCTAATCACCTTTGCAGATGATTATGATTGCTATGAATTAAAATACCCAGAAAGCAATAAGTTAAATTTTTTACTTTGGTATAAGAATGGCGATAAATTACACAATTTTATTAATGACTTTGAAAATGGTTTTTTCGGATTTACTAATGAACAAAATAAAATAATTAGTTATCATTTTTATAAGTTTAAAAAAATGAGAGAAAATATAAAGCTATTTCAAGCAAAACTTTCCATATCAGGTAAAGATTATAATTTTATCAGTACATTTGCAAATGAATATATCAATGATTTAGGGCAATATATAGTTGATGAATATAAATGTGATGTTTGCATGATGATTAATTTAAAAAATAATAGAGTATATTTACGGAGAAAAAGAAATATAGATTTCAATCTAAGCACATTCGCTAAAAAAATATGTAATGGAGGAGGTCATGAATATGCGGCCGGCGGAATATTAAATGATAATGTACTCACTTTAAGTAAACAGTTTGAACCGTTAAATATAAAATGATGGAAACCCCGTATACAATTTTAGAAAAAAAAGATATTGTACATACTTTTCTAATGTTATGTAGTTTTGTCTCTATATGCGAAAATAGAAAAATTAATCTCGCAAATGTATTTTTATTAGTATTAAAAGAAAAAAAATATAGACAATTATTTAAAGAATTATTATTGTTAGATTGTAATTTTCAATTAGTAAGAACTTTCTTACAACATGACCCGTATTTATATAAAAGTAAATACATCACTAAGTACCTCAAGAAAAATTCTATAAACCTATGATCAAATTGTCAATGTTTGAACAGGATATATACAACACATATCTTAAGACTTCGAGAAATAAGAAAGGATTTACACCACGAAAAAAATTCGACAATTTAGACGATGAAAAATACGTATTACTTAAAAAAATATCAATAACATTAAAAAATAAAAAAATAGATCCGAATTTATTTTTTAGTGCGCCTTATAAATTACATTCAGAGAAATACGTACCGTTTGAATTTTATAATACATTTCGAGCTATTTCTATATATAAAAAATATATAAAAGAAATAGAACTAACTATGCCTGATGATCAATTTAATATTACTAGACTAAGAAACAGCTTTAAATTCATCTATGATAAGTGTGTAGAGCATAAACTAACAAATTGTAGAGAATATTTAAATATCCAAAAAGGCATATATCCTGATTTTATTTTAGATCTAAAAAAAGATGATATTAGTTATTATTGTTTGTTGGTTCTAGATGTATCAGAAAAAAATATTAATCTCGAAAAAAATATAGTTGAATTTGTATGTGATAGCTTTTATAATACGTTAAGTAGTTTGAGATCGCGATATACATTTTCGGAGAAACTCAAACCATTGGGAATAAAATTAACTAAAACTATAAATAAAATATTAAAAAGAAAATGACAACGAATATGTTTGAATCAATTAAGGGCGCCATGGCGCAAACCGCACAACAGAATACAAGTAATATTATGCGGCTAAAACCGGGTAATACATATACACTACGTTTAGTGCCTTTTGTAAAAGACCCTAGTAAGACGTTTTTTCATTATTACTCACATGGATGGGTTAGTGAAATGACCGGGCAATATCAAAGTGCGATTAGTCCACAGACATGGGGAGAAAGAGATCCTATTGCAGAGGCTCGGTATAGACTCTCTCGTACTGGTTCTGAAGAAGAAAAAGAAAAGTCAAAAGCTTTAAACCGTAAGGAAAATTGGCTCGTTAACGTTTATGTAGTAAAGGATCCTGATAATCCTGAAAATGAAGGTAAGGTAAAAATTCTTCGTTTTGGTCGTCAATTACATAAAATTGTAATGGAGGCAATGGAGGGAGATGACGCTGATGAATTTGGTGAACGTATTTTTGATCTTTCGAAAGATGGATGTAATTTTAGAGTCAAAGTAGAAGAACAGGGCGGATATCCAACATATGTTAGCTCTCGGTTTCAAACTCCTTCGAAAATCACAGGCGTGGAAACTGATAATATTAAAGATATTTACGACAATACAATTGATCTTGAAAATGTATTTCCTGTCAAAAGTTACGATGAATTGCAAACAATGCTCAATGAACATTTTCATGGTCAGACTGAAGAATCTGTAACAGGAGATATGACAAAAGAATCAACAACTGCTTCCTCCGATGAGGAAGAAGATGATTTAAATTTTGATGATTTGGACACATCAGATAAAAAAGATTCCGAAACCGTGGTTGATGATAATAAAGTAAAGGAATTACTTGATAGTTTGGACTAATAAATGAACCCAGATGATGAGATAAAATCGTTTGTGCATGGATTAAATTCGCAAGCCTTTAAACTAAATAAAGGTATTGTACAAAAAAGCGCTACTATGCAAGATATACCTTTATCTAAGGATATTTATGGACAGGAAAGACCACAACCTGACCCGCGACTACAAGCTGCGCCACCGCCACAGACCAACGTCGTACGAGCTGTACCACAGCCTCAAATTAACACAGATCCTGCTCTATTAAATACCTTAATAGAGCGGGTATCTTCTGTTGAAAAGCAAATCACTAAATTTGTAAACTTAATTGAAAGACAAGTTGCGAGAAACGCAAAAGAAATTAATATCCGGATCAAATTAAACAATGATTCTACCAATAAAGAATAAAGATAATTTTATTCAAAATTTTCTTAATCCAATATCGAGATTAAACTCATCTGCGACATTAGATATACGTGATACTATATCTACTATAGTACATAATAATTCTAATATTTTTCTTAAAGCAGAATATAAAGTCAGGTGGGATGATCACCCTGAAGAGGGTACAATATGTCTACCAGATACAATAAAATTAACTAAAATCCTATCCTGCTTAGATGAAGATGATATACGTCTTGAAATAAAAGAAAATTGCATAAAATATAATAGTAATATTAACAGATTTACATATCATTTATTTGATGATAGTCTAACTAATACCAGTGCATTTGATTTTAATAAAATAGACAATATCACATTCGGTACTAATTTTAAATTAACAAGAGAAAAAAATAATTCAATATTAAAAGCACTGCCTTTTGTAACTGAATCAAGTAAGGTATATATTAAAACTGAAAATACAAATGTATATGCCGAGCTATCAGATAAAAAACTACAAAACGTAGATAGTTATACAACCTTATTAGCAGATAAATATAGCGGAGACGACTTGGATTATGAATTAATTTTAGATATAGAATTATTTAGACTTATATCTACATTGAGTTTTACTGAAGCTATTATACATATAAATCATGAATATAAAATGCTTATGATGAAACTGGAGCTTGAAAATAGTAAACTTACATTCATTAGTACTAGTTATAAAAATTAATGAAAAATAAAGTTACTACATGTGGTTATTTTATTAAGCGCTTAAGAGACAATGGATATACTGTCAACAGAATTTTTTCTGATTATTCGCACCAGGATTCACGTAGGTGGACACTAATGGTTAACCCTAAAACGGCAGCTCTATATATAACTTGTTATGTTAATTATGATTGGAGTGGTGATTTTAAATTTGAATTGCACGACGGAAATCATTTTAAGAACTTTCAATTAAAAACAGATAGCATGGAGGTAATTATAACTAAATTAATTGAAAAACAAATTACATCTAATGAAGAAAACAACACCTAAACGTAAAAATTTCGATAATTTATTAAAATCAAATATTAATGCAATTGAATCAAATGACATTAATGAACAAGACATGTCATTTATTAATGATTATTTAATTGAACATTTAAAATCATTTATATTAGTAGGATATGATATTAGAGGAGATAGTGTATTACTTATTTCAGGTAAAACACCTCAAGATTATGATGCTATAGAAACTTTACTAAGAAGAGTGTCTAGTTTAGATTTTTTTAAAGAAATACAAGAGCAAACAAATACTAGAAATGAATAAGATAATTGTTTTAGGGAACGGTTATATAGGCAAAAAGGCATACAAATACTTTTTGGATACCTCAGGAGATATACATGACGTAGTTCATTTATGTCATTACCCGTATACGACTCCCGGAAAATTAAAAGAAACGTTATTTAATAATATATTAAATGAAATTCGAGGATGTGACGCTAAATGGATAATTAATTGTGTCGGATATACTGGAAGTCCAAATGTAGATGCCTGTGAGGAAAATAAACAGATTTGCTGGGATTTAAATGTAACGTTTCCTATTATTTTAGCTCAATTTTGCGCGCAACATAATATAAAAATTATTAATGTAAGCTCTGGATGTATATACGATGGAGAAAAACATTACACAGAAGAAGATGAACCAAATTTCGGACTAACTAATCCTGATAGTAGTTGGTATAGTAAAACAAAGCATGCAGCAGAATTATGCTTACACAACTTTGATAATGTTTATACATTGAGAATAAGAATGCCAGTTTGCAATGACTTTAATTCACAAAAAAATTACTTAAGTAAAATTTTAAAATATAATAATATTCTTGATGAAGTAAACTCTAAAACTGTTATTGAGGATCTACTTCTTGTAATTAATAAAATTATTAATATTCATGACCTGCCAGGAGGTGTATATAACTGTGTTAATCCTGCACCTCTTTCAACAAAACAAGTTTGTGAAATCTTAGATAAACATGGACTATGGAATCCAAATTGGAAATTTATTAATTACGATGAATTAAAACAACATATTGTTGCTAACAGATCTAATTGTATTCTATCAACAGATAAATTAAAAGTATACGGATTAGATATGCCACAGGAGCGAGATGCGTT